TCTTCACCACCTAAGATCTTCTTGATCTTGCCAGGCATGTAGTTTGACGAGATAACATCTATCATCATCTTGCCTAAAAGACGTTGTGACCTATCAAGTTGATCAAATACAGGCTGCAACGTAACCAATGCTGCATTCTGACGAACAATGGAAAGTATACCCGCTTTATCATCCGTTGCTGTGCCTAAAAGTTCTTCTGACACTCCCGCTAATTCATTTATTTCTTGCCCTAAAATCTTCGATACTTCAAGTGTAGTAGGTGGTATAGGAGTAGCTGCTATCTGTTCAACATCGGACATCTGTGCTTCTTCTTTAAGGCATAATCCTTTACCTTGACCTGACATAAACACATCTGCTGGATTAACAAGAGCATTTTCTTTGTATTTCCAACCTGAGTTGATCTGACTTTCAAGCATATCAAGCTCAATAACCTTACGACGTGAATAGAGCCATTGAGCATCTCTAAGATTGCGTACTATACCTTGTATTCTAAAACTCATATACGGTTATTCAGGCTGCCAATAAGTAAATACAGGAACTAAATTATAGGTATCAATTCCGATAGGATTAGGTCCATCATATAACGTCTTACCTTGAGCCAATATAGCGAGCTTTACCGTAGGAATAGTTTGTTTAACCATAGATACTTGAGGGTACGTCTGCAAGAATATCTTGAGGCGGTCTTCATCTTGACCTTTCCACTCAAGTGTTTCACCTGTTTTCTTATCGATAAGCATTGTTTGCTCACGATAGTCACGATAATAAAACTCATCGTAGGTTAACAGGTTCTTCATAGCATAACCGTATGATTCAGGCATAAAGTTAAATTTGCCGTCTCTCATCTGTTCGCCATAAAGGTCAGCTATAATATCGACTGAAGCAGGCATCAGTGATATGATCTCACGTTTAGTCAAAAATGAACGTTTCCATAGAAAGTTACAATCTGACATATCAGGATTTCTAAAGTACGGATCTACAACAAACGAGTTGTAATCGCACTTAGATACTTTAATATCACCCGAAAGTGGATCATTGCGAAAATCTACCCATAACTGCAAGAAGCTTAGCCCTGTTATTAGTGAAGCTTCAAACGCTTCTGATATAGTCTCAAGAACGTTTTCACGGTCATGTATATACGATATTACCTTTGTAAACTGGTCTGCTGTCTCTTGGTCACCATTCTCTACAGGTACGACTACCGTTTGCTTACGGTTCTTGCGTTGGTTACCTGAAACCATATTAACAACACGTTTAATACGATTGAATGAAAATGTTCTCTTGGTAATACCTGGTACATTATTATATAAGGCACTATATACCGTCTGATCACCCGCATAAAAACGGCTATCAAGGTCGGCATCATTCCAAAAACTCATATTAGCCATAATAGCTTGCGTATAACAAGCTTCCATACGGCCTTGTATATCACGATCAGTATCGTCAAGATACATGCTTGAAAGCTGCGGAAAAATCATTACTACCCCTTTGTTTATACAAACCATAATAAAATGGCGTTCTGTATTCTGCAATGTTATTGTGATAATAACTAAAACAGAAAGGAAATAGTATGAAACGTTTATTATTATGCCTATTATGTACACTATCTATACACGCGATGGAAGAAGTTGTTGTTGTAGTAGAACCTCAAACATATACACAAGAAGAACTTACGCAAGTAGTAGACGACCTTATACGTATGGCAACACTAATAACATTCAATACTATACCTGAAGATATCTACTATATACCGCACGTTAAACAAACACTTGGCAGAAGCATAACATCACCTGATACTCCTTCAGATGATGAAGAAACAGAAGAAATGAGACAATCTGTCATACGAAGATTTATAAGAACACGTAGACGTTCATTAGATGGTCTTGATTACAATGAATTAAGACGTTGGATGCTCAAAGAACTTGAATCATACAACAAGAGTACGAAAAAAGAACTTCAAACAATGCAAGAAACGATAAAAACTAAAGAACAAGAAGCAGAAGACTCTAAAAGAAAAGCAAAATATGCTCTTATGAGCACCATTATCACAACAATAGGCGGTATCGCTACAGTTGTAACAACATTCTTGCTGACCTATTACCTTGATAACCAAGGTTCAGATTAGTCACCAAGCACAGTAACCATATAAAAAAGCACTACAAGTGAAAAAATAGAAACAACAACAAAAACACAAGGCCATAATAAACTTGTCATAGATTCTCCACATCAAGATTATAAAGATCAGCTATAAACAATAACGCATCATCATAAGATAAGTGCTTATATTGAATAATAAAATCAATAACAGTGCCTGAGGCAAAACAATTGAAGCAATAAAATCTTTGCAACTTGCAATGTATAACGAATGCTACATGGCCTTTCTTGCAAAAAGGACAATCACTGTACCAGAACTTTTTAGAATGGTTGATCGTAATAAACTTTGATGCACAATCTTCAAGCAATACATGGTCATATATACATTGTTCAAGATCTTTCATTATGTACTCCCATGAAGGTTACTTTAAATTCATTCTCTTTGTCGAGGTATTCTTTGACACAGGACGAACACAACACAGCCTGCACTATATCTTTATCAATACTATATACAATCGTGTAACACTGCTTAAAACTACGTGCATTACAACGATCGCATGTATGTATAGTAGTGTCTTCTATCTCACGTAATGACGACTTAACATGTTTAGTACGCTTCATAATATCCAATTTAGAGGCCTTGGATGGACTTGAACCACCGTCCTACCACAAGTTGTGCGGCCGCTCTACCTGCTGAGCTACAAGGCCATTATGTATTTCTAAAAGGTTTAGGCATATTTGCTTCTGTACCTTGTAGCATAGCGTTATAGTATCTTTGGTCAAGCTCTTCGGGTGTTAGAGTATCACGACAACGGGGCACAGATAATGCCAAATAGCGCATTGCATCGGCATAGTGAGAACTCCAGTCATGCAATGGCCGCAAGTTATATACCTTACGTTTACTATCATACTCTTGGTGATACGATTCAAGGGCATGTATAAGATTAGAACACTTTTGATCTATCCACACACGTGGTAACGTACTGCGTACCAATTCGATACCGTCCATAAGATCAGATTTAGGCAACGGTACAAGCTTCAAACCTAACTGCTTAGCCTTCTCAATACGTGATATACCAGATCCCCACTCTGTTACCTGTATGTCATGAGGGGCAAAGCATTTACCATAGGTGTACGGCTTAGACTTGATCACATTAACATAATGTTCGAGCCCTTCCTTCGACCTACTGTAACAATCAATAACATGTATAGTAGTGCCTATAACTTGAAACCATATTATTGTAGTATCATCTGAATAACCTATGTCCATAGCTAGATGAACTTTAAAGTTAGGCTCCCAAGGTACCTCAGTTATCCTATTTTCAAGCTTCATCTTATCTAGGTACTTAGAGTAGTACGATCCTTCTACACCAGCATCAAATGAGCACCAATACTCCTGTTGGGCCATATCTTCGGACATCTCACCTGATTCTATTTCTTTTTGTATATCTGCTATTGATATATGCTGACAATCATCAACAGTAAGTTTACATGAGTACCAATCTTCAGGTGAATTGCGTGCTATCTCATAGAGATTGTAAAACCAATTGTGCCCTCGTGGTGTCGATAAAAATACCGTTACCCCTAGGTTAGCATTCATAATAGGCCGTACAAACTGATATGCTCTTTCGTCTGAGAGAGCTGCTTCTGAGAATATAACCATGCGGGGGTTGGTACCTACTAGCGCAGTATCATAGCTATCAGAACCTATTAATTGGATAACTGAATTGTTGTTAAGCGTTATTTTCATTTCACTAATGTTGATACTTCGCACGAGCTCTTTAGGTATGTAATCAAGGAACCGTGTTCCGTCTATAGTTATACTGTCGAATATATCTAACCTGCATTGCTTAAAGGTAGGTAGACAATAGAAGTAGTTACCTACTTTGCGTATAGCTGCACGGATTATAAGATTCCAACCGCATACATCCTTTCCAGAATTATGGACAAGGTAGCCGTTAGCTACAAAGTTATGATTCTTAGTAGTCTCTATGTCATATAATGGCTCTATAGACCCTGTATATTCCTTCTTGGCTACGCAAGAACGGCAACACCCATTGGTTATATACCTAGGAAATGAAAAACTAACGAGAGACAGACATTGTTCTTGTTTTGCTTCTTTGCCATATACAGGACCATGAGACAAAAGTTGTTTAACTCCATGGCCTGTAACTTTTATTTTGTAGTTAGAACCACGTTCACATAATAATTTTTGCGGGACTATGCCGAGTTTACGAAATAGCCAGTACAAATCCCATGCGTATTGCTCACATGCACCGCAACTGATAGTGATCTCGCAACGCTCTTTAAGCAATGAAGTCCTATTGCGTTTTTTGTCATATATTGTTTTGGCTTTGTGGATATATAAAGAACCGTCACAGGATATTAATGCTGCAAAGAACCTATATAAAGACTCGTTATCAAGCGTGTACAGTATAGGATGAACAGTTCTTCTCGATTTAGGTATATCAAGTTTATAGTCTCTGAATAGTTCTTTAACTTTGTTCGGCGTCTCTCCTCCACCTAAAGTATTATTGCTAAGTCCCAGATCGTAACCATTGCCTTTTGCACGTAATATAGGTTTAATATCGAATAATTTATCAGCAAGATAAGCTACTCTATCTAAAATGACCTTGTTGTTATTTGTAAATTTAGGTTGCTGGTACCCTGCACAATACCCATCACTACACATATA